GACTGGAGATCATATCCAGAAGATCAAAAAGAACAGTGGTACGACTATATAGACGAAGAGTTTAAAAGAAGAGACGAAGGGTTTTGGTTTACTAACAACGGTAAAGCAACCTGGATGCCTGGTACTCACTATATGTACTTGCAATGGAGCAAGATAGACGTTGGAGCTCCAGATTTTAGAGAAGCAAATAGATTGTTTTTTATATTCTGGGAAGCTTGCAAGGCAGATAAGAGGTGTTACGGAATGTGCTATCTAAAGAACAGAAGATCAGGGTTTTCTTTTATGTCATCTGCAGAAACAGTTAATTTAGCCACTCTTGCGAGTGATAGTAGATATGGTATACTTTCTAAAACGGGTGCTGACGCTAAGAAAATGTTTACAGATAAAGTAGTACCTATTAGTATTAATTATCCTTTTTTCTTTAAACCTATTCAAGATGGTATGGATCGTCCTAAATCTGAATTAGCATATAGAGTTCCAGCTAGTAAATTCACTAGAAAAAAAATGTCTGCAACTGATGGTATGGAAGAAATAGAAGGTTTAGATACCACTATAGACTGGAAGAATACTGGAGACAATAGTTATGACGGAGAAAAATTAAATTTATTAGTTCATGATGAAAGTGGTAAATGGGAAAGACCTGATAATATATTAAACAATTGGCGAGTTACAAAAACATGTTTACGATTAGGTAGTAGAATTATAGGTAAGTGCATGATGGGATCTACATCTAATGCTTTAGATAAAGGAGGAGATAATTTTAAAAAATTATATAATAGTTCTAATGTTTCTCAAAGAAATAGAAATGGACAAACAAAATCTGGCTTATACTCTTTATTTATTCCGATGGAATGGAATTATGAAGGTTTTATAGATATATATGGAAACCCAGTTTTTGATACACCAGAACAAGAAGCTATAGATCCACACGGAGAACCTATTTTTATAGGTATTGTAGAACATTGGGAAAATGAAGCTGATGGGTTAAAAGATGATCATGATGCTTTAAATGAGTTTTACAGACAGTTTCCACGAACAGAAGAGCATGCATTTAGAGACGAGACTAGAAATAGTATATTTAATCTAGTTAGAATATATGATCAAATAGATTATAACGAAGGCATAGGAACGGCTACACATGTAAACACAGGAAACTTTCAATGGGTAAACGGAATAAAAGATACACAAGTAATTTTTTATCCAGATCCAAAAGGTAGATTTAAAGTAAGTTGGGTACCACCAATGAATCTACAAAATAAAATAATTATAAAAAATGGAATTAAACACCCAGCGAATGAACACATGGGTGCTTTTGGTTGTGACAGTTATGATATATCAGGAACGGTAGATGGAAGAGGATCAAATGGAGCTTTACACGGATTAACTAAGTTTAGCATGGAAGATGCTCCACCTAATCACTTTTTCTTAGAATATATAGCTAGACCACAAACCGCAGAGATGTTTTTTGAAGACGTATTAATGTCATTAGTATTTTATGGGATGCCATTACTTTGTGAAAATAATAAACCTAGATTGTTGTATTATTTAAGAAGAAGAGGTTATAGAGGTTTTAGTATGAATAGGCCAGATAAAGTTTGGAATAAATTATCTGTAGCAGAAAAAGAAGTAGGTGGAATACCTAATTCTAGTGAAGATGTAAAACAAGCCCATGCCGCCGCAATTGAAATGTATATACAAGGAAACGTAGGACATTTAGGTGATGGTAATTATGGTAACATATATTTTAACAGAACTTTAAATGATTGGGCTAAATTTGATATAACAAAAAGAACAAAGTTTGACGCTTCAATAAGTTCTGGATTAGCTATAATGGCATGTAATAGACATTTGTACACTCCAAATGCTAATGTAGAAAAACAAAAACTAAATTTAAATATTGCTAAATATTCAAACAAAGGTAATATGTCAAAATTAATTAAAGAATAAGATGATTAGAACGAGTACAAGAAACCATTTTCCTAGCCAAGTTGTTAGTGATTCAGAGAAATCAAGCTTTGAATACGGATTAAAAATAGCAAAAGCTATAGAAAACGAATGGTTTAATACAGATTACGCTAGCAATAGATTTTTAACTAATCATAATAATTTTCATAGATTACGTTTGTACGCTAGAGGAGAACAAAGTATACAAAAATATAAAGATGAATTATCTATTAATGGTGATTTGTCTTATTTAAATTTAGATTGGAAACCAGTTCCAATTATACCTAAATTTGTAGATATAGTTGTTAATGGTATAGCAGAAAGAATATATGACGTTAAAGCTTATTCTCAAGATCCATATGGTGTTAGTAAAAGAACAGAATATATGGAATCTCTTTTAAGAGATATGAAAACAAAAGAAATCAGTGATCTTGCTGAAGAAAAATTTGGAATATCATTAAACGAAAATCCAAAAGAAGTTTTACCTGACTCAGAAGAAGAGTTAGCTTTACATATGCAATTAACGTACAAGCAAGCTATAGAATTAGCAGAAGAGCAAGCGTTAAATGTTTTATTAGAAGGTAATAAATATGATTTAGTAAAAAGAAGATTTTATTATGATTTAACTGTTTTAGGTATTGGAGCTGTTAAAACAGGATTTGATCAATCTAGAGGTGCTACAGTTGAATATGTAGATCCAGCTGATTTAGTATGGTCTTATACAGATTCTCCTTATTTCGATGATATTTATTATGTTGGTGAGGTAAAATTAATACCTATTAATGAACTTATAAAACAATTTCCAGATCTCACTATGAGTGAACTAGAAGAAATATCTAAGAAAAATTACAAAGCTTCAAATAGATATAATTCTAGAAATTCAAGTTTAAATGATGACGATAAAAACAAAGTAGAAGTATTATACTTTAATTATAAAACTTTTATGTCTGAAGTTTATAAAATGAAACAAACTAGTAGTGGTGGTTATAAAGCTATAGAAAAAGATGATAAGTTTAATCCTCCAAAAGATATGGGAGAGATGTTTACTAAAGAATCTAGAAAAATAGAATGCTTATATGAAGGTGCTATGATTTTAGGTAGTGATAAATTGATTAAATGGGAAATGTCAAAGAACATGATGCGTCCTAAAAGCGATTTTACAAAAGTAAAAATGAATTATAATATAGTGGCTCCTAGAATGTATGAAGGTAAAATAGAGTCATTAGTTAGTAGAATAACTGGTTTTGCAGACATGATTCAATTAACACACCTTAAATTACAGCAAGTAATGTCACGTATGGTACCGGATGGAATATACTTAGATGCCGATGGACTTGCTGAAATAGATTTAGGTAATGGAACTAATTATAATCCACAAGAAGCATTGAACATGTTTTTCCAGACTGGTAGTATAATTGGTAGATCTTTTACTGGTGATGGTGATATGAATCCAGGAAAAGTACCTATACAAGAAATATCTGGAGGTCAAGGAGCTGGTGGTAAAATGCAAGCACTTATAGGTAACTATAATTACTATCTACAAATGATAAGAGATACAACTGGATTGAACGAAGCTAGAGATGCCGCTAATCCAGATCCAAAGGCTTTAGTAGGAGTTCAAAAAATGGCGGCAGCAAATTCTAACACAGCTACAAGACATATATTGCAATCTGGATTATTTTTAACATCTGAAGTATGTGAATGTTTGTCTCTTAGAATATCTGATATTATAGAATACTCTCCAACTAAAAATGCTTTTATACAATCTATAGGAGCACATAACGTTGCGACTTTAGAAGAGATATCTAATTTACATCTATATGATTTTGGTATATTTATAGAGTTAGCGCCAGATGAGGAAGAAAAAGCAATGCTTGAAAATAACATACAAGCAGCTATAGCTCAACAAAGTATAGATTTAGAAGATGCTATAGATCTAAGAGAAATAAAGAATCTTAAATTAGCAAATCAACTACTTAAAATTAGAAGAAAAAAGAAAATAGAAAAAGATCAAATGATAGCTCAGCAAAACATGCAGGCACAGGCGCAGGCGAACGCACAGCAGCAACAAGCAGCCGCTCAAGCTGAAGTTCAAAAACAACAAGCTTTGTTACAGCAAAACATGCAAATGGAACAAGGTAAAGCAGAATTAGAGAGACAGTCTATGATGCAAGAAGCAGAAATTAAAAAGCAATTAATGGATCATGAGTTCCAATTAAACATGCAATTAAAAAGAATGGAAGCTGAAGTTACTAAAAATAAAGAATCTGTAAAAGAAGATCGTAAAGATAAAAGAACAAAGATACAAGCAACTCAACAGTCTGAGTTGATAGATCAAAGAACTAAAGATAAACCACCAAAAGATTTTGAAATGAGCCAACAAAGATTCGAATCTTCTGGAAATGACGTACTAGGTGGTGGTTTTGGTTTAGGTGGATTTGATCCTAGATAAACAAATTAATTAATTATATAATATTTTATTATGGAAGAAAAAAACAACGATGTAGTAGAAAATACTACTGAACCAAAAGTAGACGAAAAAGTCGAAAAATTAAAAATTAAAAAGAAACCTAAAAAATTTTCTAACAGTAAAGATGGAGATGTTACAAAGGTAAATCTTGAAGAGTTAGTTAAAAAAACAGAAGATGTTATTAAAGTTGACTTATCAAAACCAAAAGAAGATGTTGAAGTTGAAAAAGAAGTTAACGAGGTTTTAGAAGAAACAATTGAACAAACTCCTTTATTAGAAGAAATTACAGAAGAACAAGAAACTACAAAAGTAGTTGAACCACCAAAAGAAGTTAAAAATGAATTACCTGAAAATATTCAAAAGTTAGTAGACTTTATGAATGACACTGGTGGAGATGTAAAAGACTATGTTAATCTTAATACAGATTATTCTGAATTAGATAACGATACGTTATTAAGAGAGTATTATAATAAAACAAAACCACATCTTAATGATGAAGAAATTAATTTTCTTATGGAAGATAATTTTTCTTATGATGAAGATGTTGATGATACAAAAGACATACAAAGAAAAAAATTAGCGTTAAAAGAGCAAGTTGCCAACGCTAAAGGCCACCTGGACGGGCTAAAGTCCAAATATTATGAAGATATTAAATATGGTTCAAAGCTCACGGGTGAGCAACAGAAAGCAATTGATTTCTTCAACAGATACGAAAAAGAAGCAGAAAATGCAAAAGAATCAAGTGATCATTTCTTAAATAAAACTAAAGAAGTTTTTAACAACGATTTCAAAGGTTTTGAATATAAAGTTGGAGATAAGAAATATAGATTTAATGTTAAAGACAGTTCTAAAGTTAGAGATAACCAAAGCGATATTAATAATTTTGTCAAAAAGTTTTTGAATAAAGAAAATTTAATGGAAGATGCTACTGGTTATCATAAATCTTTATTTACTGCTATGAATTCTGATGCTATTGCTAATCATTTCTACGAACAAGGTAAAGCTGATGCTTTGAAAGATAGTATAGCTAAATCTAAAAACGTTGATATGAACCCTAGACAATCGCACACTGGGGAAACTCAAGTTGGTGGTTATAAGTTTAAGGTATTAGGTGATAATTCTGACGACTTTAAATTCAAAATTAAAAAAAAGAGTAAATAATTTAAAACAATAAAAAAATGGCAATTACAGCAGGAAGTAATTTGAATAGTGTTTTAGCTCCACAAAAGCAAACATTAGCTTCAAATTATATTGATTTCGCTACAGCAGGTTCTTCGGATGGCTGGGCACAGCAGTACCTGCCTGACTTAATGGAAAAAGAAGCTGAGGTTTTTGGTAACAGAACTATCTCAGGTTTTTTATCTCAAGTTGGAGCAGAAGAGTCTATGACTTCAGACCAAGTAGTTTGGTCAGAACAAGGTAGATTACACCTTTCTTATAAAGGTACTTTAGCTACTGATACTTCGGTAGTAACAATTACACATGATATCGATGGAAACGCATTAACAACTACTCATGGTGTTAGATTAAACGATCAAGTTATCGTTGCTACAACAGAAGGAGCGGTTAAATGTTTCGTTACAGATATTGATAACACAACAGTTAACAAAATCACTTGTCGTCCTTATGAAGTAGAGCATATTGATGATGACGCTGCTATTACAGCAGGTCAATCAGCAGCTGCTTGTACTATACTTGTATTTGGTTCTGAGTATGCAAAAGGAACTGACGGTCAAGGAAGTCACGCAGAGGGACCTAAAGCTATATCTCCTGATTTCAAATCATTCACTAACAAACCTATTATTATCAAGGATTATTATGAAATCTCTGGTTCTGATACAGCTCAAATTGGTTGGGTTGAAGTTTCTGGTGAAGATGGACAAAACGGGTACTTATGGTATTTAAAAGCTGAAGGTGATACTAGAGCTAGATTTACTGACTATTTAGAGATGACTATGATGGAATCTGTAAAAGGTGTTTCTGGTTCTTCAGCAGTAGATGGTACTGATTCTATTGGTACTAACTTTGGTACTGAAGGTTTATTTGCGGCTATCGAAGATAGAGGTAATGTTACTTCTGGTGTTACTGGTGTTAATGCTGCTACTGATTTAGCAGAGTTTGACGCTATCTTGGCTGAATTTGATAAGCAAGGTGCTATTGAAGAAAACATGATGTTTGTCAATAGAACTGTAGCTTTAGCAATGGATGACATGCTAGCTTCTATGAACTCTTATGGTTCAGGTGGTACTTCTTATGGAGTTTTTGATAACGAAGAAGAAATGGCACTTAACTTAGGGTTCTCTGGTTTCCGTAGAGGTTCTTATGATTTCTATAAATCAGACTTTAAATATCTAAATGATAGATCTACAAGAGGTGGTATTAATGATAGAAACACTACGTCTCCTATAAGAGGGGTAATGATACCAGCAGGTGTTACTTCTGTATATGATCAATCTTTAGGAAAGAACCTTAAACGTCCTTTCTTACACGTTAGATATAGAGCTTCTCAAACAGATAACAGAAAGCTTAAAACTTGGATCACTGGTTCAGTTGGGGCTACTACATCTGATTTAGATGCTATGCAGGTAAACTATTTATCTGAGAGATGTTTAATCACTCAAGGTGCTAATAACTTTATGTTAATGAAGTAAGCACTATTATATTAAAGAGTCGAGGCTTCGGCCTCGGCCCTTTATTTTTATTAATTTTATTATATATTATATTATGGCAAAGAAAAAACAAAAAACAAAAAAAACAATTACTGACCAACCACAAGTTATGGAGCATACAGTAGTTGAAACAAAAAAACCAAATCCTGAAGATAGATGGGAAATAAAAGATAGAAATTATTTTTTAATAAACAATAAATCTCCAATATCGTATCAAATAAGATCTTCAAACGTATATTATTTTGATGAAGAAAAAGGATACGAAAGAGAATTAAAATATACAACAAATATGCAAACCCCTTTTGTTGATGAGTTTCCAAAAGGAAGTGAATCTAGATTAGAGCATATTATATTTAGAAACGGGTCGTTATTTGTACCTAGAAACAAACAAACTTTACAAAAGCTATTATCTTTATATCATCCGCATAAAAATAAATTATTTAGAGAACACATGCCTGTTAAGGATGCTGAAAACGAATTAGATTGGTTAGAATTTGAAATTGCAGCATTAAACGCAGCTAAAAATATAGATATTGATATGGCAGAAGCTGTTATGCGTGTAGAAATTGGCTCTAAAGTGTCAGAGATGAGTTCTAAGGAACTTAAGCGAGATTTATTATTATTCGCTAAGAGAAAACCTAGATTGTTCTTAGAATTAGTTACTGATGAAAACGTACAATTAAGAAACTTTGGTATTAAAGCAGTTGAAGAAAATCTTATTAGATTATCTGGTGATCAACGAACGTTTTCTTGGGGAACTACAAATAGAAAGTTAATGACTGTACCATTTGATGAACACCCATATTCAGCTTTAGCCGCTTGGTTTAAAACTGATGAAGGAATGGAAGTTTATTCAAATATTGAAAAAAGATTAAAATAATAATCAAACTGTAGCAAGCGATCGCTCTACGGAGCGATTGCAAACTACAAAACAAAAATAAATTATGGCAGTAAGTGTAGATACGGTGTACCAAAGAGTTTTAGCGATATCAAACAAGGAACAAAGAGGTTATATAACACCTCAAGAATTTAATTTACTAGCCAACCAAGCTCAAATGCAGATTTTTGAACAGTATTTTTATGACTTAAACCAATTTTTAAGAGCTCCACAAAATGATACAGAATACTCTAATATGGTAACTGTCTTAGAGGAAAAAATATCTTCTTTTGAAAAATACAAAGTAGCTATGTCAGCTATGTCTGGAAATCAAGCTACTTTACCAACTGATGTCTATAGATTAGGAACTGTTTTTTACGGCGGTTTAGGTTATGATGTTGAACTAGAAAAAGTTGGTAAAAAAGAATTAGAATATATGTTAAGAACAAAATTAACATCACCAGTAGATAAACGTCCTGTTTATACTAGAAAATCAAACACTTTATTAAAACTATTTCCAGCATCGCCTTCTACGTCTTATACTACAGGTAATGTTACATGTAATTATGTAGCTGTTCCCGCAGAGGCTTACTGGACTTATACTGTTGTTAATAACAAGGCTTTATACAACGCCTCAGCTAGTGATTTACAAAATTTTGAATTACATGAATCTGAAGAAACATCATTAGTTATTAAAATACTAGAACTAGCAGGGGTAACTACAAAGCAAGTTGATATAACTCAATTTGCAAAATCAGAAGAATTACAAAAAACACAATCAGAAAAACAATAATATATGGCGACTAATTACTTATTAACAGAATCACAAGAAAATTACTATGATGCTACTGATGTTGATTACGGTGGTTATCAATTTATAGATTTAATTGACATTATTAATAACTTTATGGTTGCTTACGTTGGAGATGGAAAAGTAATAAATAAAGTAAAAAGAGTTGATGTAGCTTTTCATGCTCAAAGAGCCATGCAAGAATTATCTTTTGATACATTTAAATCTACTAAATCTCAAGAAATAGAAATACCAGCTTCACTTACAATGACCCTTCCACAAGACTATGTAAACTATGTAAAACTAACTTGGTCAGATTCTGCTGGTATAGAACATACAATATACCCAACTTCAAAAACATCTAATCCTTACGCTATATCTCAAGCCACTGATGGTTCTTATAATAACGATGGAACAAATTTAACAGAACAAGACGCTACAGATCATATATCTGATACTTGGGATAAATATAAAGATTCAACTCCAGTTGAAAATTTAGACTCTTATAATTATGATGTATACCCACATGCTGATGGTAAACGTTATGGTATAGATCCACAACATGCTCAAGTTAACGGTTCTTTCTTTATAGATCCACTTCAAGGAAAAATCCATTTTAGCTCTAACATTAACGGTAAAACTGTAACCTTAAAATATATAAGCGATAGTTTAGGAACAGAAGAAGAAATGAAAGTACATAAATTTGCTGAAGAAGCAATGTATAAATGGATAGCACATGCTATTTTATCTACTAAGGCAAATATACAAGAGTATTTAGTACAGAGATTCAAAAGAGAAAGATTTGCAGCTGTAAGAACTGCTAAACTAAGATTGTCTAATCTAAAAATAGAAGAGCTAACTCAAATAATGAGAGGTAAATCTAAACATATAAAACATTAATTAAATGCCGGAAATTAAAAGAGCCTTTTCCGCTAGTAGAATGAACAAGGATCTAGATGAGAGACTTGTTCCTGCTGGAGAATATAGAGATGCAAATAATATAGAAATAGATACATCAGAGGATACTAACATTGGTACAGTGCAATCATTAAAAGGTAACACTGCATTAACCGCAAAGTTTCCTGCTAGTAGTATTTGTGTTGGCTCTATAACAGACGATAAAAACGATAAAATATATTGGCTTGTCGCTGGAGCGTCTGTAACTAGTAACAATGTAACTATAACAAAAGATTATATAGCAGAATATGATATTCAAAATGCTACATTTAAATATGTTTTAGTTGATATATACGAAGTTAAAATAAAAGCTGAAGGAGCTAGTACCGCAGCGAATGGATTTCTATATGCCCCAGAAATATCAAGTATAGATTCATATAACAATATAGGTATAAGGTTAGATATGAAAGTTACATCTACTAATGTAACAGCTGATGATAATATTTATGTTACAGACATACAAACTGATACAAATAAATGGAAGATATTAACGTCAACAGGATTTGCTACTAGCGACGACGAAGATATAACATTTACATCAGAAAGACTGCTTAATTTTTATGGTGGAGAAATATTAAACGGAAAACATCTTCCACCTAGATTAATTACAGGTATCAACGTTTTAGATGGAATGTTATTTTGGACAGATAATCATTGTGAGCCTAAAAAAATAAATATAGAAAGATGTATAGCAGGGACTGGTGGAGTACAATATTTACAAGGCGGTAGTGTTTCTGGTTTTGCATCTACAACAACAACAACAACACATCAAATCTTTGATGGAGATACAGATCATTTTCACACTAGACTAGTTTCTTCGAAAAATGGTTTTGATTTAGAAGTTATGACTGATAGATTAAAACAAAAAGCTGTTTGGTTAGATGAAGAACATATAACTGTTCTTAGAAAAGCTCCACATACACCTCCTTATTTAGAAATGTCTAGCACTGACGTTCTTAGAACTGACGCCAATGGTAACGCGCTTAATATATCAACAACAGCCACTAATCTTGCATTTGTAGATTCAAACAACAATTTATTAACTTCAAGTTCCACTGTTTACACTGGTTCTGATGCTATAACTTTTGATACTAATGTAGATTTTAGAATTGGAGATATAGTTATACTTACTAATAATCCTAATGCTAATACCGCTACGTTTACAGAGCATGAAGTTAGAATACGTATAGAAAACACACCAAGTTCTTTACCGCCAAATAATGGACCTTATGATTGGTCACTTTTGTCAATTGATTCTTCTATTTCTACTGGTCAACAAAACTGGTCTGCAAGATTAGAACAAAGTAAACCATTATTTGAATTTAAATTTCCAAGATTTGCTTATAGATATAAATATAAAGATGGCGAATATTCTACATTTTCTCCGTTTTCAGAAATAGCTTTCTTACCAAGTGATTTTGATTACGCTCCTAAAAAAGGATTTAATCTTGGTATGACAAATGAGTTGAGAAGTTTAAAAATAAAAGACTATGTTGTTGAAGACGCTGCTAGAGGAAGAGATGTTGTAGAGGTAGATATACTTTATAAAGAAGATGGTTCTCCTAATATTTATACTATGAAAAGTATAAAAATATCAGATGACCATCCTAAATGGCCTGACAAAGCAAACCATGCTTATGCTAGAGGTGAATTTGAAATAGAATCAGAATTAATACATGCTACGTTACCTTCTAATCAATTATTAAGACCTTGGGATAATGTACCTAGATTAGCAAAATCACAAGAAGTTACTGCTAATAGATTAGTGTATGGTAATTATGTTCAGAACTACAATATGGAAATTAACAATGAAGAGTTAATACCTTTAGTAGATATAGGCTTAGAAAGCACTGTTGGCGATGGAACTGTATCGCCTAGTAAATCCGTAAAGTCAATTAGAACATACCAAGTGGGCGTTGTGTATAGAGATAAGTATGGTAGAGAAACACCTGTATTTCCAGGTGACCCACAAAAAAGCGCTATTAAAGTAGAAAAAAAAGAATGTGCTAAATTCAACAAGTTAACAGCTAAAATGCTAACACCTCCACCTAGTTGGGCTGACTCTTGGAAATTTTTTGTAAAAGAAACTTCTAATGAATATTATAACTTAGCACAAGATAGATGGTACAATGCTGAAGATGGTAATATATGGTTGTCGTTCCCATCATCTGAAAGAAATAAAATAGACGAAGATACTTTCTTAATACTTAAAAAACAACATGAAAACAATGTTGCTGTAACAGAAAAAGCTAGATATAAAATTTTAGCAATAGAAAATGAAGCTCCAGATTTTATAAAAACTAATACTAAAATACTAGGTAAACAATTAAGCACAACTAATAATTGGGTTACTTCTACAACTGCAGGTTTTCCTTTTATAGATTACACTAACTTTACAATGCAAGATGCTATTAATTTTTATGAAGAATTTGGTGATGGTGGCGCTTTAGATGACGCGGTAACAAAAGCAATGCATGATGGATATTTATTTATTAGGATTAGTACAGACACAGTAAAAGGAAAGTTTTATAAACTAGCAAATATAAAAGAGGTTGGTAGCAATATTAAAATAGAAATAGATGGTAAGTTTGGAGATGATATAAGGTTTGCCGCGCCTGCTCAAACTACAGGTAGTATAGTTAGTGGTTTATTTGTAGAATTAGCAACTAGAATACCTGAAAATAAACCTGAGTTTGATGGTAGGTTCTTTGCAAAAATATATAAAGATTTAGTTTTAAAAGAAAACGTATTATCTCAAACTTCTTTTGATGGATATAAAGTGATTAGTGCAATGTCTTCTTATTATATAAATTATCAAACTTTTGATACTGGAGGTTCTACTGATTTAGTAAATGCTTTAAACAATCCTGGATCAAACACTACATACGTAATAACTCCAAAAGGACATTCTGCGGCAGATGTTAACAGTATGGCCTCTGGACCTATTGGCGCATCAGATCTTAAAAAAGCAGTAAAAAGTTGGTGGAGAGCTTGGGGGGCTGGTTGGTTTATAGATAGTGCTATAACAGCAAACGAGAATGAAGCTGCTGGCTCGTCAGGAGAGGCAGATATTCAAGATTCGCTTGGAGTAACAGCACCAGCAGATAACGCTTTAGATAGCTCTGGAACTGGACGTATAGCCTCTGGACAACACGGTATTTTTGATGCTACATCTAGTAATAATACGCAAGGTATAGTTGGATCAAATAAAAATATAGCACTATCATGGTCTGGTATATATCCTACAGGTACATCATTAGAAACAGTGCCCGCAACAACATCATCAGCCGGTGGAGATAATAACCATACACATAGTTCTTCTCCAATATATAGTGTTGGAACTGGTGCGCATCTTCAACAAGCGTTAGTTGTTCAATATCTATCAACACCTGGAACTCAATTTAGATTTAAAGACGATCCAGATAGTTTTGTTTACACTATAAAAGACTCACAAAGAACAGAAGATTTACTTAATTACGATGCTCGTAGAAATTCCATAGCAATTGATGATTCTTTTTTAGAGTGTGCAAATAAACGTTTGAGACTTACGCTTACTGTAGAAAATCAAAATGGAAATGGAATTGGAGTAGATGGATTACAATATAGTCCTATAACAACTGGAGCAAATCCAGTTTGGTCACCAGCGTCAAGTACATCACCAGTTGTAATAGAGTTTGTAGAAGAGTTTGATGAAGACGATACGCAAGAATCTAGTTCTAATCCTGGTATATGGGAAACAGAACCAAAAGAAGATGTTGGATTAGATATTTATTATGAATCAACACAAGCCTATCCAATAAAATTAAACGCAAGAACAAACGAGCAATATGCAGTTATAGGTTCTGTAGTAGAAAACGAAAATACAAGTTTTGGTACAACGTTAACAGTTAAATCTTGGAGTGATCAAACTGTTACTTTAAGTGCTCAAATACCAACAGCAATAGCAGTTGATGATATAATATCTTTTACAGCCCCTGATGGTGGCGTAACTAGATTAGTCGTTAAAACTGCTGTTACAGCTGCAACATCAAGTCAAATAGAATTTTATAATCACGCTTTTGGACCTCCTAGTCAAACTTTACCTGGACACTCTCCATGTTATCAAAAAGTAACATTACCATTTTTTAATTGTTATTCTTTTCAAAATGGAGTAGAATCAAATAGAATTAGAGATGATTTTAATGCTATGACAATAGACAAAGGAGTTAAAGTGTCAACAGTTTTTGCTCAGCATTATGAAGAAGAGAGATTAGGTAGTGGGTTAATACATTCTGGAATATACAATTCAACAAATGGTATAAATAATTTAAATCAATTTATAGCAGCAGAAAAAATAACTAAAAACTTAAACCCAAGACATGGCGCTATACAGAAACTATATAATAGGGATACAAATTTAATAACAATTTGTGAAGATAAAGTTTTTAATATTTTAGCAGATAAAGATGCTTTATTTAATGCGGATGGTAGTGCTCAATTAATCGCGTCTAATAAAGTATTAGGACAAATAACTCCTTATGGTGGAGATTATGGAACTCAAAATCCAGAATCATTTGTATCTGATAATTATAGATCTTATTTTACTGATAGAATTAGAGGGGCGGTATTAAGATTATCAATGAATGGTATAACACCTATATCAAAAGCTGGTATGTCTGATTGGTTTAATGATAATCTAAAAGGTAGTACTGATTCTTCATATAAAAATAGTGTAGAAAGTATAATAGGTACTTTTGATAGTAAAAAAGGTTTATATAATGTAACTATTAAACAAATTCAAGAAACAATAAAAGGTGTTTCCTTTGAATCAAAAGATCCTACATATTATACCGTTAGTTATAGCGAACAAGCAAAAGGTTGGGTTAGTTTTAAATCTTTTTATCCAGAAAGCGGAATAAGTATAAATAATAATTATTATACATTTAAAGATGGTGAATTATACAAGCATCATGATAATAGCACTTATAATAATTTTTATGGAGTACAATATTATTCAGATGTAACAGCTATATTAAATGACCAACCGGGATCAATAAAAAGTTTTAATACTATAAATTACGAGGGAAGTCAAGCAAAAATAGATGCATATACAGGTGCAGATGGAGAGTATTATAATTTAACCGCTAGCAAAGGTTGGTATGTAGACTCTATATCAACAGATCAACAAACTGGAATTGTCCCAGAGTTTATAGACAAAGAAGGTAAATGGTTTAATTATATAAGAGGTGAATCTACTACATTATCTAATTTAGATCAAAAAGAATTTTCTGTACAAGGTATAGGTGTAGCATCAACAGTATCTGGCTCTGGAGAAACTAACACACATACATTTACAGTTGCTAACAATACAAGTACAACTTATAATCCAGACACAGAAAGAGACGGAAATACAGATGGCGCTGCAGATGGTGTTTGGGATTCATCAGCAGATTAAAAAATAGAATATGGCAAATTGGACAGTATCAACATCAACATCAACAGTAGCTCAAGGTGCAAGTGTTTCCGGAACAAAAGTTCTGACAATAACGCCTAATACTGGTTATGTATTAAGTGCTAGTAATTTTAAAATTGGAGAAGCTACAAATACTAGTGGGAACGTGTGGGAAGGAGGAAACGTAGATATTGGAGTTAATACTGTGACTTTTGCAGACACAGGAACAGCCGGTTCTCCAACAAATGAAGTTACAGCAACTATAGCTTTTGACACGTTTAGCATGCCTTCTAGTTCAAAGACTTTATATATTGACATAGATGAAGTATCAGCATCAAGAGCTGAAGTAAGGCCTTTATGTGTAAGATCTAAACATTTAGCAGAAACATCACCTAGTGATGCAGGGTTAAATATACATACTGTTACAACTACTAGTGAGTCTGGAATAACACAAACAGATGATTCTTCAACAATAGGATCAAGTGGAACACATACATACTTTCATAAAGGAGATGTTATAGAAGATCCTTCAGTTCCTGGTAATTTAATATTTACAAAAGTTTTTGCTGCAAATACAACGTATGGTTATTATTACGATGCAACGCCAACTATAACATTTGCTGTAAGTGGTGGGTATGGAGACTATAGTAATTATTATACGGTTATAAAAGATAGTGAAACACTCACGAATGTAGTAGTTGGGGGCGTTACTATAAGTAGACCAACAAGCGTTACTTTTAAAGCTTATTATACGCCACCTGTTGATCCTACGACTCCAACTGGATTAGACCCAGATCCATTTACAACAAATGCGGCAATGTGCGAACTAAATCATTATATACAGTTTAATCACGTGTTAAAACAAGAAGATCAAGGTAACCCTGGTGATAAAAAATATATTACATCTGTAGTTACCGACACGTCAGATATTCCGTCAACTGGAGACGTTAGAAATATTAGAGTACTTGGAGATGTAGGTTCAGTTTTTAAACTTGTTGTTACTATAACAGACAATGGTAATACGTATGATTTTTCAAGTAATTCATTTACAGCTGGGGCAACAACGTCTACAGAAACAACATTAGGATCAAGTGGTTATCAAGACTTTAATGTAACTTATCCTTCTACAAGCAGCACAGATACATATGATATAACAATAGTTGCTACAACCCCAACATCAACTTTGATAAATGTGCCTATAACTGCTGGAGACATGAGAATATCACAATACGCACCTGTTGTTATTACTCTTGATTTAAGAGATGATTCTTCTGGTAATCTTTGGGATGATGGTGAGTTTCCAACGCCTATCACTATAACAGGTGAAGCAGGACAAGAAAGTAGAAATAAACCTTTTACAAAGGCTTTTTCGTTTACTATAACGCAAGCTATGGTCACTGCTGGAGGCACACCAGATATAGCTCCAAAAGATATTTTAATATGGGACTTTGACACAGACAGTGGATTAACAACGCTTACCGATGGTAACGTTAGTAGCGCCACGTTTGATGTAGACGCTACAGATGGAATCACAGTGGGACAAACTATTAATTGGGAAATTAAGAAAACACCTTTATTTAATCAAGAATCAATAAGCGAAATATCAGTAGGTACATTTGCTGAAGACACATCTTTAGTAATTCCACCTAATGTAGATAATTTAACAGCTGGCATGGTATTATCAGCCTCTAATTTATCATCAGAAGATCCTATTACAATAACTACTGTTAACACAAGTACCGTTACGTTAAGCGCGCCAATAGAAACAAATACTAACATACCTATTACTTTCACAGCTTCAGGTGTAACCGTAAACAGTATCACAGATGGTAATACTTTAGTAGCATCACAAAGTTTATCGGGATTAAAAGACGATTTATCATTAACATTTGGTGGTACATCTTCAAACACTGATGTTAACATAATTGGCGGCACAGTTGTAGAAAGTGGTAGTAATGTTATAATAGCTGGTACTTTTGCGGTTAATTCTTTTGGTAACGCAAATAAAACATTTCTACTAGGAATAGATAATTTAGTAAATATACCTTAAAAATATGGCAACAATAACAATGGTTTTTCCAGATCCTTTAAACGTATCGCTACAAATTGGCGACACAGCTTACTATGTACCTACTAATACTCATGGTGGCTTTTTAACATCTTTAAATAGTGGTGCTACCGCTGAAGAAACAATAGTAGAAATAGGTGCTGTAGCTAGTATAATACAAAATACAAATACTATAACAGTAACAACAAGTTTAACAACAGCTAATTTACCAACAACAAGTCATTATATATTTTTTAGTAAAGATAACAAAGCTAATTTAAGTACAATGCTAGGTTATTATGCTGAAGTTAAGTTTTCAAATAACTCTACAACAGAAGCAGAATTATTTAGTATAGGTGCCGATATCTTTGAAAGTAGTAAATAACACTTAAAAAGTGTAATAATAATATAACGAATAAATATAAAATTATGTATAAACACAAGCAACCAACATTTTATAACAATATGAAAAGTCCATTTAAATCTATAGGTGGTACTAGTCCAGTAAAACAATTAGGACAAGGAATAGGTCAATTAATAGGTTCAGTTGGAGCTAAAAAAAGAGCTAAAAAAGAATTAGGAAAAGCAAAAGAAGAATATCGTGACGTTAAAGCTGATTACATGGCTATGGATTTTAGTAATCCTTATGCTAATATGGAAAACACAATGGAAGATTTAACTATAAACCAACAAGCCGCAGATCAAGCTGCTCGACAGTTTCAAGCATCTCAAGCTAACATATTAGGTCAAGTACAACAAGGTGGTCAATTTAACGCTGGTAATATACAAGCTTTGGTTGGGGCTGGTCAACAGGCAGCGGCGGCAACGTCAGCTGATATAGGTAGACAAGAAGCAGCTAATCAAGCAGCAGCGGCTAGACAAGCAGCGCAATTACAAACAGCTGAAAGAAAAGGAGCGGCGGAAATGGCAGAAGCTGAAAGAGGAAGAACTGAAACATTATTTGGTATGGGAATAGAAAGACGAGGCGCTGCAGAAGCTGCAAAAGCTGAAGCAGACGCAATGAGAGCTCAAGGATATGGTAACGTTATTGGTGGTGTAGTTGACTTAGGTGTTAAAGCAGCAACAATGGGTATGGGTGGACTTCCTGTAAAACCTCAATAAAAATAAATAAAGAAAATAATATGGCAATAAATGAAACATTAGTAAACGCATCTAAAGCTGCTAATCAAGCTAAATTAGAGGCAACGGCTAACTTTAGTGGTCTAAGTGGTGCTGATTCAGCTATAAATAAATACCTTGATCATAAAATAGACATGAAGCATGATGAAGACAAAAGAAAAGCAGATGAAGAATATCAAGAATATTTAAAACAAAAAGAAGAAAAAGAAAATGAAAAAATAGTTGAAAATGCCGTAGAAAATTCAGCTGAAAGTTTAAATGATGAAAACACAATTGTTTCTTCTTTACAAATGAAAACTCCTTTTACTTATAATCAAGGATTAGTAAATGCTGCTTCAAAACTTTATAAAAACCGAAGATATGCTAACAATGCTTTAGGTAATGCTTTAGCCAAATCAGGTACAGCAATAGATGGTTCTATTCAAGATATGATGGATGATTTTGATTTAGAAGCAAAACTAAAAAAGGAAGAAGAGAGATTAAAAGAAGAAAAGTCACAAGCAGAAAAAGATAGACAGCTAAAAATTATTGACGATAGAATATTAGAATCTAATCAAAACAACTTGTCACAGCATGGTTCTAAAATGTACAACGAAGTACAAGATCAGTTATATGGTTTAAGAGATGAATATTTAAGAGTATTAGACGAAGATCCTAAAAATACAAGAGCCTTAAACGATATAAGAACAGAATTAACAAAACTAGATGGTCAATTAACCGCTTTTTCTACAGGTGCTATTGCTTATGATAGCGCTGTTCAAAAAGATAATTTTTCAGCTGGTATGGATAAAGATACTAAAAGTTTATTAGACGCATATTATACACATGGAGATAAAGTAGAAATTGAAGGTAAGGATTGGACATTTGAAAAACAATACATTGATGGAGAATATAAGATGATTATTCAAGATCCATCATCAGCAAATATAGTTTCAGAACTTGAAAGCAAAATAAAATCTTTAGAAGAGCAAAAAGGAATGTTTAGCGAAGACGAATATAACAATGTAATGGCTTCACATAAAGAAGAATTATATAAATATAAAAGAACATTAAGTCCTAAAGAGCAATTTACTGCTAGTTCATTAGTACAAAAAGTAGATGGCTCTCCTTTAAACAACTTTTATAGTTTAATGGAGAAAACATCAAACGCTGGAAGAGTGGTTACAAAAGATGAAATAACAGGGACAATAAGAAGTCTAGTTAAAGATAAAGCATCTTTAATTTCTTACGCTAACGATCCTATACCAGGGCAGGGTAAAAGTATGAGAGAACATTTTACAGAAATGTTTCCAGAAGGTATACCTATAGAAAAAGAAGATGGAGTTGTTGATTATGTAACTATTGATCAAATATTTAACGCTCAAAGCCCTTATTTTAGAGAAAATCAAGGACAGAAAGTACTAGAAGAATTAGTTGTTGATTATTATACTAGAATAGGTATTAATAAATTTAATAAGCAAAAAGTTGGAGATGCTAATATAATATCAGTAGAGAACGACTATGGATCAACAACGTTTGGCTTAAGTAGAGAAGAAGGTGATAAGTTTAGAAGTTGGATACATGAAAACTATCCAGCTTATGCTGAAGAAATAGATTTAGACAAAAGTTATAAATCTTTTACAAACAAATATATAGCTACAGCTTGGGAAAAATATGGAGAAGAATATCAAAAAACTATGGCTGGACAAAGATATGATGATATAGTAACAAAGTATAACTTAGAAGATTAATAAATATAATTTAATATGACACAGGCACAATTAAAAAGTATAGTACGTAAGATGGTAGACGCTGGAGAGCCAGACAGTACTATAGGTGAATTTATAGAAGAATACAAAAAAAGAAATACCGAGGGAAAGAAAAAGGGCTCCACAAAACGTGCGAGTGTGGGGCCAAGCCTAGCACTAAAAAATATGGCTTATCCATCGGTAAATGGTTTTTTGGACTCACCAATTAAACACCGCGATACTGGTACTGCCCATGATAGCTTAAACACAAGAGATCATATGGACGCTCATTCTAAAGGTGGTGAATATCATACAGATAAAGTTCAGTTTCCAGAAATAGCAGCAGCTATAAATGAATCAAACGACTATAAATTAGGAAGTTTAAGTAAATTGGCTGAGCAAGGTATAAAAACGATTGATAATCGTAGAAAAAATGAAGAGATTTATCGACAAAAAAACTCAAATCAAAAACTTAGTAAAGATTTAGAAAATGCTAAGAAAATAGGAGAAATAGAAACTCACGATGGAATAGTATCTGAATTTGATGCGTTAATGAGTAGTACAATTAAAGATCAGAAAAAACTTCATGGAAATGTATCTGATGAATTAATGAGGTATATTGATGATGTATACGCTGATGATCCCGCTAAACGTAAAGAGTTTGAAAGAATGTTTGAAACTAGAAGATACAGTAAAATAATTAACAAGCTTCAAACATACGAATTTAGTTTAGAAAGCGCAAGTAGATTAAAAGATAGAGCTTTTGATCCTGATTACAAGAAAATGATAAAAAATTTAGAGGAGCTTGAAAAAAACAATAACTCTCTTTATCCTTATTTAAAAAGAAAATCACTTAAAGAAAAAGAAAAAAATAAGTTAGAAAAACAAAAAGACATTGAACTCACAAAACCTAAAGATGATTACACGCTTGATATAGATAACTATACTTTTTGGAAAGATGTAGTACAAAGTAATATGAATGACTTTTCATATTTAGATGATTATAACGCGAGTTTGAAAAGAAAGTATCAGGAAGATTATGACAAAGGAATTAATGACTATGGAGATTTTAGAACGAAACAAAATAAAGAGTTAATTACTGAAGGACACAAAGCTTTTAATAGATTTTTAGGAAAAGATCACCCAAAAAATATAACAAGAAAAAAACACAACGGTACATATAAATGGTTTAATATAAAAACTGGCACTTACTATAATGCAGATAGTAAATTAGCAAAACATTTAGATAAGTATGGACTACCAACCGAACAGCAAATGATACAATACGGTAGTTTAGAGGGTGGTGAAGAGTATCGAAGTAAACAAAAACCAAAACACGTGCAAGATCTTTTAAGTGGGCAAAATGAGTTATTTAATCTTCGAAATACATATGTAGAAGTGGCTAAGAAGAAAAGCGCTTCAAGACAAAAAGATGAAATATTTGGAGACGTTAAAAATGTTTCTGTTACAGCTGATAATAAAACAATTATTGATTCTCAATTTTACGATGAAGGCTTAGATCAAGTAGTACCGGTTTCTAGCGCAATAGCTAATCAAGCTTATGAAGGTGGTGATGGTACTTTTTTGGTAGATGGAATAGAATATAAAAGAACAGATTTACGTGATACATTTACAACCATTTCTGGAAAAGAAAAAATTGCCAAAATTAAAACTATCTTGCAAACAAAAAGTTCAAATGGAGAATGGGTGGCAATTAATCCAAGTGAGCATCTAAATATACAGTTAAGCATGTTACCTAGATATACTATTGAAGGTAAAGACGGTGTAGAGTATGAGTTTACCGCAGTTAAAGGTGATATTAAAGGAGACGTATATAAACAAATATATAAAAGAAAAAAAGGAGAAAAAGATTGGAGCAAGTATAACGATGAGATAGAAGGAATTGAATATTACGAAGATAAAGAAGCTTGGGATGAAGATAGTCCAACTCAAACACAATATGAATTTTCTTTAATAAGACAAGGTGGAGCTACTCATGACGATGCTGTTGTAACTGAAAATATTTTAGATGCAATAACCAAAGGAGTTAGTAGTCCAGATTTTACAGGTTTTAATATACAATCATTGTCAAGCCTTGCTAAAACGATGCATAACTATATAGTAGCTTCATCTCACTCAAGTATAATTGAGTCTTATCATGATGAGATAGATCGAGCGGAGTTAAAAAATATTAAAGAAAAAATTGATGAGCAAGAAAAAAAAGACGATAAAAAGATTGTAAAATCAAAATTTAGAGCAGATAAATATCTTGAGAAAGCGCAAAAGGATGATTTTTGTAAAGAACACGATTTAAATATAGTTAGAGACGATTGGACGTTTGATTCTGATAAAGGAGAGTTTTTTCATAAAGAATTAAAAAATAAGAGTGGAAAACCAACATCACTTTCTGATCACATGAGACATTTATCTGGTAAAACTAACTTAACAGGTGACGATTACGAATCTTACAAAAATATAGAAAGTAATTTACTTATATCTTACTACAATAATTTAGGATCTGATGACGCTAGAATGTATATCTCCCCTAAAAGCGTGGATTTGTTAGTTGAATATAATCATTTAAGAGAGCGTTTTTACGAAGATGATGATTATGATAATGAATTATATACAGATAGAAATTATATTTATATTGCAAATGGATCTCATACACATGATAATAAAACGCTTAGTAGAGTCAATGAAAATTCTGTTGAAGAAATAATTAAGCATCTTAAAAGAGGTGAATTAACAACAAATGTTTTAAAAGATGATGGTAGAACGACGTTTGTTGATGATCTTGAAAACCCTATAATAGGAGATGATGGGGAGCAATTAATGATAAATGGTGAGCCAGCGTATACAAAAATAGAAAAAAAAGTTACATTACTTGATCCAAAAAACAATAGAGAAGATAGAAGGTTTCTTCATAAATTATTAAATACCCACAAAAATGATAATTTAACGCCAATGCAGTTGCGTTTTGAAATAGGGAAGTATTTAAAAGAAAAAGGTATAGAAGATAAATATAGCGGATTTGATCATGAAACTATCAAGTCATTATCGAATGGATGGGAGCAGTATGATTGGTCGACGGTGCGAGACGATGAAGAACTTAAAAAGACTATCGATAATGATCCGATACTTGGTCAAATTATTAAAATATCAGACAGACAATATCAAGAACAAAAATTTCATGAATATTGTGAAGACAAAGGAAAAACTAAAGCATATAAAGAAGGCGCTACTTTTTATGGAAAAACAAAAACACAAAAATCATCAATTAAGGGATATCGAAAAGATATAAAGACAGCTAAAGAAGCAGAGGGATTAATGGATATTAAGCTTAATGCTTTAGAAAGTACTTTTGAAAATTATCAGACACGTTACATTCAAATGAATGATAAAAATGGTGAGTTCTCAAAAGAAATAGAACTAGGGCAAGAAAAAATAACCTCTACGTATAATGAATTTAATAGGCTTGCTAAAGAAGGTAAAAAATTAGATGGTACTTATTATGCGTCAATGGAAGAGTTTGAAGAAGAGGTTGCGAAGTTAGAAAAAATGAAAACTGATTTCCAAGCTAGTGTAGACAAAAAAGTAAAAGAAAGAGAAGATCTTATAGATGCAATGATTGAGGTATCAGAAAATATGCAAACTTTAGGAGATATGGATTTTGCTTTTGAGAATGCGCGAGATACATATAAATCATTTTTACATTCAGCAGAAAAGAAACAAGGTATACTTTCCGGAATAGCAGCAAGAATGCAAACAAGTTTTGCTAACTTATCAAATAATCTAAATCAATTTGCTTTTGAAATTTCTAATGATTTATTAGATTACGCAGGTATTGTTGACAGCGAAGAATATAAAGCTTGTGTAGATGGTTATAATGAAACAATTAAAGATTTTAATGAAAATGTTATGTCTGATGTTGTTGAAAGTAGAGACTTCTCCGATATTGGAGGGGATGGTAGCTATGTGTTTGATACGATTAAATACATGACTGATGTTGCCGCTGAAAATTCTGCTGTTACTTTAGTAGCTATTGCCACAGCAAATCCTTATGCTGCTTTTGGATTAGGATACGTGAGTGGTGCAGGTTCAAAATATAGAGAAATGCGAGATTATGCAGACCTTCATGGGATAACATATACCCCAATGCAATTTCATTTAACTGCTAATGCTTTTGGACTTGCAGAAGGAACTACAGAGCTAATAACATTTGGACTAAGTCAAAAGCTGTTAAAAAAGGTTGGTGGTGATCAGTATTTAAAAAGAGGATTTAGCGGCCAATACACAAGTAGATTTTTAGCCTCTTCTATAATTATAGAACCTGGTACAGAAGGATTATCAGAAGGTGTTAATCAATTAGTTGGTAATATATTAGATAGAGAAGCTTTAGGTAGGTCAGATGTAGGTTATTTTGATGATGTTCCAATGGCTATAATAAACGGTACGATGGCCTCTCAAATTATGTATACAACACCTGCAATTGGGATTGATTTAGTTAAAACTTTTTCCAGTAAAGATTTTAATCAAAAAATTGGAGAAAATTCAGAAAGATTAAAACAAATTAAACTTTTATTAGCTAAAAAAGATTTAGATGCTAATGTTAGAAA